TATTAGGCCCCTATCCTCTCATAATTGCACTGGCGTTATATTGTTGTTTGTACCAATCCACATAGCGCATTATATTCAATACTTCATCCTTAGTTAGTGGTGATGCAAATTTCTTGGACGATACAAAATCAAAACAATAATTACCTTGCTTACGATACCATATTTTCGTTCCATCATCTATTCCATACGGATTCAGCAAACAAACATACATATTGTACCTCCTTAAAATCATACGGCGGGGGCGGCTTTACGCCGCCACAACCGTTATATCCCTGTAAAAGTTAGTGTCGAAATAATCGACCATTCCATTACTATCATCGTGATGATAAGTATCAAGAACGGCGTTTATCTTGTGCAGCTTTGCTTTAAATTCTACAGTGTACTCCTTGTAGCTGTCGATATGATAATGGTTAATATCTATATCGTGGCTGATGCTGTAATCATAATCCCGGGCGGCATGGCTGCGGAGCGTGCGCTGCTGCTCGTCTGCGTCTAATGCGAACCATTTTTCACGGTGTATCTGTTCGCCGTCCTCAGTATAAAGCCAGTAACCTATATCATTACAGCTATAATTATTAATATATTCATCACGACCGATGAAGTCAGCGGCCGTGGCCTTAACCTTAATTCTCACTTCTTGCCCACCGGTGAACGTTTTGCAGCTTACGGAAACGCCCTTAATACCCTGGGCCTTCAGCTCCTCCCGGATTGCCTTTGACAGCTCGGCCCCGTGCAGGTATTTACCGGATTTATTGCCGTCCCAGCGGGTAGCCCCTAAATAGCCTTCGGAGATCGTGCCGCCCAGCTCGTTATCATGATCACCGATGGCCGCTAATATGTCATTATGAGCGGCGAATCCGTACCAGCAACCCTTCTTCGGGTTCCAACGCATTTTCAGATTGTGAAGAGCGGTTAAAACCTCGGCGGCGGGCTTGCTTTCAAAATAAATTTCGTTGCTGTTATATTGTGCGTTCTTCTCGATTCTGTAGCTTGCCATTTTTAACCTCCGTTGTTCGGGGTGGTTCCCCTTTCGATGTCTCTATTATATACTCACGGGAGTATATAGTCAACTGAAACATTAAGGGAAAAGCATTAAAGAATTAGGAAGATATACTTGCGGCAGTATGCCAGGAATGATATAATGTTTGCGGAGGTGATAACATGGGCACATCAGCAACGAGGGCAAAAAGAAAATATAACTCAAAAATGTACGAACGACTTAATATCACAGTAAAAGCAGGAGAGAAAGAAAAAATAAAACAACGGGCGGAAAAAATAGGAAAAAGCGTTAACGCCTATATAACCGATCTGATATACGAGGACATGAAAAAAGAGGGCTGATATAGCCCTCTTATATCAGTATCCCCAACCTTTCGGACAGCAGCTCCCGCCGCGCTTGCGGTATCGGTTTGATTCCGGCGCACCACGAATGCACAGCGGCCTTGCTTACCTCACAGGCCTCGGCGGCCTGCTCCAACGTCAGGCCGCGGGCCTTGAGCTGATCCCGCAAATACTCGCCGTCGCTGAGCACGGGAGCACACCGGCCCTGCATATATGCAAGCTCCCACATGCCCTGCTGGTTGAGCGGCAGCGCGTGCTCGTCATCGGTTATATCCTCCGCGCCTTGCAGCGCGTCCCGTCAGATTAAAAAATCAACCGAAAAGATAAACAAACTAAAATAATAAGGCAAATACTTTTGATACGGGAACCTAAAACCTGTCGCGAAATGTCGTGATCCATGCGCTATGATTGTAGCATAGAGATGGGCCGCACGAGATGAGCGGCCCGTTAGCTTTATGGGGGCGCTAAAAGAACAATGTATAAATGCAAAAGCTGCGGCGAGGTATTCGCCGCGCCGGTTGAAACGGAGGATTACCAACTATACGCAGAGCCGTTTGACGCCTGCCCGAAATGCCGGAGCGAGTGGATCACAGAATATGACCCCTGCCCGGTGTGCGGCAAAAATGAGCGCATGGACAGCCTGCCGTTATGCCGGGAGTGCGCCATAAAAGAGCTGGAGGCCATGGAGCGCGAGGGTAAGCTCTTCGGCGGCATTTGCCGCGGGGCACTGCTGCAACTGCTCAGGGGGCAGATATGAGCGTATACGAGCGCATAGCGGCGGTAATGGCCGATGTTACCTATCTCACGCGGGATTGCGATATGGGCGATTTTTGGACGTTGAGCGACGAGAGGGTAACGAGCGCGGTGAGGGCCAGCCTGATAAAAAATGGCCTGGTGATTATCCCCATAGCTACCGAGACGCAGACCAAGGACACGATAGCCGCCACCATCACATACAGGATACAGGGCATCGACGACGACGGCATAAACGTCTGCATGAGCGGCAGCGGCGAGACGCTGGGGGCCGCCCTCACAAACGCCCACAAATATATGCTATTGCAGGTTTTTAATATCCCCAACGGCATGGAGCAGATGGGAACGGGTGAGCGGCCCAAAACTGGCAGGGGGCGGGCATTACTCAACGCGCTAAAAAAGATGTGCCCGGACGAGCAAACGCTAAACGCCATGAGCGGCAACCTATACGGCCGCCCCGTGGCAGAACTGACCGAGGACGAGCTGCAAAAAATGGCAAACGAGATTGACAGATTGAGAGGTGATAGAGCGTGAGGGATAACGAGTATTTCGACGAGATCAAAACCGGCGGCAGGCCGAAAATGGTCATCAACAAGCGCGGTCTGAAATTGGTCACCGACCTGTCCAAAATAATGTGCAGCAATGAGGAGATAGCAACCTCCCTCGGCGTATGCGTCAATATGCTGACCAACGCCAATAACGCCAAATTGTTTAACCAGGCCAAGGCCGCCGGACAGAGCGACGCTAAAAAGAGCCTGCGCCGCAAACAGTTCGCATTGGCGGCGAAAAACGCGAACATGGCGATATTTTTAGGCAAAAACTACCTTGACCAGCGCGACAAACAGGAAATCGAGAGCACCATCAGCGGCGGCGTATCCCTGGGATTTGATGATGATCTCATGGGGTAAATATATCGTTGGGGCTGCCGCCGAACCCTAAACAGATGGAGTTTTTCCGCGCCCGTGGGCGGCACGTTGCGTATGGCGGCGCCAGGGGCGGCGGCAAGAGCTGGGCCATGCGAACCAAATTGATCATGCTGGCGGTCAAATATCCGGGCATACAGATGCTGCTCCTCCGTCGTACTATGCCACAGCTTCGCGAAAACCACATCGTCCCCATGCTGTCCACCCTCAAGGGGATCGCCCAATACAAGAGCCAAGAAAAGGTATTTGAATTTTACAACGGCTCCCGTATCGTGTGCGGCTACTGCGCCGCCGAGACCGACGCGCTCAACTATCAGGGCCAGTCATACGACATTATAGGCATGGAGGAGGCCACACAGTTTACCGAGCAACAAATGGACTGGATCGTCTCTTCTAACCGTCCATCCGGCCCCGGCTACCCGACGCGCATGTATTACACCTGTAATCCCGGAGGAGTAGGACACGCATGGGTAAAACGATTATTTATCGACCGCGACTACCGCAACAGTGAGCGGCCTGAAGATTATGATTTTATCCCGGCAAAGGTATACGACAATTACGTCCTCATGGGGCGCGACCCGGATTACGTCCGCAAACTGGAAAACCTACCTGAGGACATGCGCCGGGCGCACCTGGACGGCGATTGGGATTTGTTTGTCGGGCAGTATTTCACGGAGTTTCGACGCGATATACACGTTGTCACACCGTTTGCAATACCCGATTACTGGCAGCGGTACAGGGCGTTTGACTACGGCTTGGATATGTTGGCCTGCTATTGGGCGGCATTTGACGAGCTGGGCAACTGCTACGTGTATAACGAGTATTGCGCCCCTAACCTCATCATCTCAGAGGCGGCGCACCGAATATTGGAGCGCACGCCGGAGGAAAGCAAAATAGAGTGTACATTTGCGCCGCGCGATATGTGGGCCACCAACAGGGCCACGGGCAAATACCAGGCGGAGATATTTGAGGAAAACGGTTTGCGGCTAACACCAGTGAGCAACGGGAGAGTGGCAGGATGGCAAAATATAGCGGAGTGGCTGCACCCTGTCCCCGATGGCGTGGGCGGCACCCAACCCCGCCTGAAAATATTTAGCAACTGTACGGAGCTGATAAAGGATTTGCCGCTGCTCCAGCATGACGACAAAAACCCGAGCGACTGCGCGACAGAGCCCCACGACATAACCCATGCCCCGGACGGATTGCGTTATCTGCTGGACGGCAGACCGCGCCCGGCGGAAATACTCGCCCCGAAGGACGAGGACGAGCCGCTGGAATTTGACGACCAGATAGAGAATTTTATGGATTACGGAGGATAAAATGGAATACCTCATAGGCGCTGTGATAGGCGCTATTTTGTTTTTTGGCGGGTATCTGACCGCCTACAAATTGGCGCTGCGAAAAAAATACGAGCCTGACGATGACCTACAAGTGCAGTACGACGATACCCGCCGCACACGGGCCGACAAAATGAATATGCAGATGTATAACATGCTGAATTATACAGGGAGAGCACAGAATGACGATTACGAAGACTGACCCCCAAAGCGTATGGGAGGAGTACCAGCAGGGCAGGCGATACAAAGAGGCCATAAACCTGTACGAGGACGTGCGACTTAATGAAAATTTCTACCTTGGGCGGCAATGGGAGGGGCTGAACGCTCCCGACCTGCCTAAGCCCGTGCTCAATTTTCTCAAGCGCGTCGTTACCTACGTTATCGCCACCATATCCTCAAACGATATAGCCGTATCCCTATCACCCCACGAGAGCGACCGGGACAAGGAAATGACCGCCAAAGCCGTAAGCAGGCAACTTGAGAAGGTCATTGAAAACACAAAATTTAAAAACGCGCTGCGCCAACGGATACGGGATAGCGCAGTAGACGGCGACGCATGTATGTATTTTAGATTTGACCCCGAAATAGCGACAGGACAGGCCGCACAGGGCGATATAGCGTGTGAGGCTATAGACAACATCAATGTGATATTTGGCAACGCATACAACCGTGATGTGCAGTCACAGCCCTATATCATCATTTGCCAGCGCAAAAAGGTGAAGGAACTGAAACGCGAGGGCAAGGCCGCCGGCATGAGCGACGCAGAAATACAACTGATACAGGCCGACACAGATGCATATCAGCGCGAAAAGGGCGACGATGCAAACCTCTGTACCAAACTGATAAAACTTTGGAAGGAAGAAAACGGCGAAATCTGGTACACGAGCACAACGGAAAAGGCGACGATAAACAAGCCCACCAATACGGGCCTAAAACTCTACCCCGTGGCATGGATGAGCTGGGACGAGGTAAAGAGCAGTTACCACGGGCAAGCACTCCTCACCGGCCTCATCCCCAACCAGATAGAGGTCAACAGATTGTTCGCCTGTTATGTGCGGTCCGTCAGCATGAACGCATTTCCGAAGATCGTCTATGATTCCGACAAAATCAAGAAATGGACAAACAAGGCCGGAGAGGCCATAGCGACAAAGGGCATCGGCGTAGGACGGGTAAACGATTATGTAACAGCCATACGCGGCGGCGATGTATCCTATCAGGTCATGGAGGTCATACAGCAGATCATAACCATGACCCGCGATTTTATGGGCGCCTCTGACGCCGCGCTCGGCAACGTCAAACCCGATAACACCTCCGCCATTATCGCCGTGCAGCAGGCCTCGTCAATGCCGTTGGAAATCCAGCGGATGAACCTATACCAATTTACCGAGGATTGCGTGCGGATAATGATGGATATAATGCGGGCGTATTACGGCGTGCGCATTGTCACGCTGGATGAGGCCGTCCCCGCCATAGAGGACGGCGCCGCGCTTGACACCATGGGCAACCCGACAGGGGAGAGCATCAATAAAATACAGCTCGATTTTTCAAACTTTGACACCATCAACTACGATACAAATGTTGATGTGGGCGCGTCCTCGTACTGGTCTGAGCTGATGCAGGTACAGACCATGGATAACCTGTTTACAAAAGGGATAATGACCGACGCGGTGCTGTACCTCGAAAGCATACCGAGCAAATACCTGAAAAACAAGGATAAGATAATCGCCTCGGTGAAGGAGCAGCAGGCCATGATGGCACAGCAGGCCGCCATGCCCGCGGAAGCCCCGCCCGCAGAAATGCCAATAACTGATACAGCGGCGCAGGAGCTTGTGAACCAGGTTGCCGAAGCACGGCGGGAAATAATGAATCAATCGCGACAATAGGCCTAAAGGGCCTTTTGCTATATCAGCGCCGACCATAGCGCAACCGGCCGACCATAGCCGGAGAAAGGATCAACATGGATAACAACATTTTTGACGGCTCTGATCTGTTTGTGGACGAGGAGATTGCCCCGGAGACACCCGAGGAAACCACCGAACCGGAAACAACGGAACCAACTGAACCCGAACAGCCCGAAAGCACCGAGAAGGCCGACCAAGCCGCAGAGCCGGAAGCAGACAAGCCCGGCGTTATCCGCGTGAAATATAAGGGCGAAGAGCGGGAGCTGTCGGTGGAGGACGCTGTCGTATACGCCCAGAAGGGCATGAACTACGACGTGATCTATAACGAGCTTCAGACCGCAAAAGCAGAAGCCCAGGAGATCGCCCCTTTTTTACAGGAGGTTGACTATTGGGCTAAAGAGAACGGGATGACCCGCTCCGAATATCTGAGCTTCCTCCGCGAAAACCGCCAGACCCAAATGCTCCAGAATGAGATGAGCGGCATCAAGGCCCAGTATCCCGACCTGCCTGACGAGGTAGTAAAGGAGATGGCCGAGCTGAGATGCAAGGGCAAGGAGGCGGAAAATATCAGGCTGGAAGAGCAGCAAGCGCAGGCACAAAAGGACGCCGAGCTTGCGCCGTGGCAGAAGTTTATCGAGGTTTACGGCATAACCGACCCGGAAAAAATACCGCCCGATGTGATGGCGGACGTGGGAAACGGGCTATCCCCCGTTGAGGCTATGCAAAAGCACGAGATAAACGAGCTCAAAAAACAGCTTGAGGCAGCTAATACAAAAAAACAGATAGAGGAAAAACACGAGGAAAACAAAAAACGCGCAATGCCAAGCGCGGCAACACAGGCCCAGCCGGAAAAGGAGGACAGCTTCCTTGCAGGCATGGGCTTTTAATCTACTGAAAGGAAAAAGTGAATAATGGCTATCAATCTACACGAAAAATACTCCGACAAAATCAAACAGGTCTATACCCACAACTCTTTTGTCGAGGGAAAAACCAACCAGGAATACTCTTTTGTCGGCGTCAAAACCGTCAAAATCCCCAATCTCATTACCCAGGACCTTAACGACTACCAGCGCACCGGCACCAACCGTTACGGCACTCCCAACGAGTTGCAGGACGCCATACAGGAGCTGAGCGTTACTCAGGACAAGTCCTTTGCCATCACCATCGACAAGGGCAATAACGTCGAGCAGCAGATGATGAAGCAGGCAGGCCGCGTCATGGAGGCGGAGATGCGCGAAAAGGTAACGCCCACCTCCGATAAGTACGCCCTCGCTCAGTACGCCGCCAATGCAGGCCATACCATAGCCTATGACGCTGCCGTGGCCAAGAGCAACATAATCTCTAAGCTGCTTGATATAGAGGTCTACTTCGAGGATAGCTTTGTCCCCACCGACCGCCGCTATGTGTTTGTGAAAAACACGCACATTGCCATGATAAAGCTGTCCAGCGAGTTCCAGTACGCCGACAGCGCGGTGGATAAACTGCTCATGAAGGGCATTGTAGGCAAGATAGGCACTCTCAACATCGTAGGCGTACCCGCCGCGTATATGCCTACCAACGTAGAGCATATCGCGTTCCAGTCCAATTCCGTTATGCTGCCCTTCAAGATCAAGGACAGCCGCATACATCAGGACCCGCCCGGCCTGTCCGGTCACCTGCTGGAGGGCCGCTTCATGTACGACGCATTTGTCATAGGCGCTATCTGCGACGGCGTTGTAGTTGTTGTGGCCAAGGAAAAGAAGTGCGCTGCGCCCACCGTGACCAAGGGCACCACGACCACCATAACTACTACCACCTCCGACGCAGAGGTCTACTATACCACCGACGGCTCTGATCCCCGCTGGTCTACTACCCGAACCAAGTACAGCGCCGCCATTGCCAATCCCACCGCAGGGACCATCATTAAGGCATACGCGACCTATATTAGCGGCGGTATGTATCCCTCCGATGTAGTCACCCACAAGTGCGTTTAACAAAATCATAGTGGGGCGGGCAACCGCCCCACCTTACTAAGGAGGAACCCATGACAGGACAACAGATATACGAGCTGGCCTCGTCATTCCTGTACGAGATAGACGGCGAAGATGAGGATTCAAAACGATTTGCCGTCGGGTTTATAAATATACTGCTGCAGGAGTGCCTTAACTGCGAAAACAGTATGCGGCTTTTCCGCGGAAAAGAAACGCTGAACGAAGCGCCGTACATCAAATCGCTTGCCGAGGAGATACCGTATCAGCCGGAGCTTACCCGCGTTGCCTTCCCGTATGGCGTGGCCTCGTGGTTTTTCCAGGAAGCGCTCGACAATTTCCAAGCTGAGAATTACCGCAGCAAGTACCTGTCCGCTGTTAGCGAGGCAAGTAAACTCAACAGCGGCATAGCGGAGGATTATTATTCATGCCTGAGTCTGTAACCCCGAAAAAAATAGCGGCGACGAAAACCTACCAGCGCACATACGACAAATTCAGAGGCGTGGACTTTTCCACCGACCCCACACAGGTAGCGGATTTCCGTTCCCCGTATGCCGAAAACCTGATATCCGACCTCGCGGGATTCCCCGAAAAACGCCCCGGCTGGCGGACGCTGCTGACCGTGGCAAACGAAAGGATCAACGGCATATATTACTGCGTATTCAAAAGCGGCGCCACCGCAAGGCTCGTCCACGCCAAAAACAAACTCTACAAATGGAACGACGACGATACCGTTACCCTTGTGTTTACCGGCATGAACGACCAGCGCAGCGCGGCGTTTGCCCATGGCGGCAAACTGTATATGCTCGACGGGCTGAAATACCGCGTAATAACGGAGAACAACGGCGCATACACGGTGCAGAACGTAGAGGACACGGCGGCCTTTATCCCGACTACCACCATAGGCGCAGACCCCACGGGCGGCGGCACACACCTGGAAGCGGTCAATATGCTGTCCACCGGGAGGATAAACTCTTTCCATTCCAACGGTAACGATAAGACCTACTATCTCGACACGCAAAACATCACCGCTGTAACAAAGGTGCTCGTGGGCGGCACGCTGAAAACACCTACGACGGACTACACCGTAGACCTTGCCGCCGGAACAGTGACGTTTACTGAAGCCCCGGCAGACAGCAAGGGCGTTGATAATGTGGTTATCCATTTCACTGCCACGGTAGAGGGATACGCCGACCGCGTGAACAAATGCACCTTGTTTGCTTATTACGGCTACAACAACGACAACCGCGTGTTCATTTCCGGCAACCCGGAATATAAAAATTGGGACTGGCAATCCGGGCTTGACGATCCTACATATTTCCCGGATACAGGATATACACAGATAGGCTCCGACACGTCCTCCATAATGGGCTACATCAAACAGTACGATTCCCTCATGGTGGTCAAGGATGATAACCAGCAGGATGCGGAAGTGTTCCTCCGCACTGCCGAGATGCAGACGGACGGAACGGTGATATTCCCCATCAAACAGGGCATAAAGGGTGTTGGCGCAGTGTCCAAGTATGCGTTTGATACTTTGCGCGACGATCCCCTCTTTTTGGCCCGCGAAGGCGTGTTCGGCATATCGTCTACTTCCGTACAGCTCGAGCGCAACATACAGGACAGGAGCTATTTTGTAAATACCGAACTGACCAAGGAGAGCGGCCTCGACGAGGCGGTATCCGTGGTATGGAACGGCTATTACATACTCTGCATCAACAACAAATGCTTTGTTGCTGACAGCCGGCACAGGAGCGCAAAGACGGACGGCGGCGCAAGCTATTCCGAAAGCGGCTCGTATGTGCAGTATGGGTATGAATGGTACTACTGGACAAACATTCCCGCAAGGGTATTTTTTGAGCAGGACGGCAGCCTGTTTTTCGGCACGGCTGACGGCAAGATATGCCGGTTTAACACCGACCGGGGAAAAATGAACAAATATAACGACGACGGGCAGCCTATTACTGCTATCTGGTCTACACAGATGGACAATTACGGCACTATCACCCGCAGGAAGTCCCTGACGAAAAAGGGATGCGGCGTGATGATAAAGCCGTATACAAGATCGTCGGTCAAAATACTCGTGGCTACTGACCGCATACATGATACTCAGATACGCTCCAAGGCAATGGATATACTGGATTTCAGCGATATCGACTTTGAACGCATAACCTTTAACACGCTGGACACGCCACAGGTTATCGCGTTCAATAAAAAGGTCAAGAAATTCATCGTCCTACAGATCATCTTCAAAAACGACACGCTCGATGAGGGCTTTGGCATATACGGCGTACAAGTCCAGTACGTCGTAGGCGGCTATGTCAAATAAGGAGGAAATATGCTCGAAACAAACATAAAAAAAGTGGCTACACAGGTTCCTACACCCGTCACGCCCACCACGCCGCAAAGCCCGATAAGCGGCGGCACATACACCGTGGGCGGCAACCATACCGTTGACAACTCCGCGTATGCCGCCGGCACCGATGCAAACGCCATAGCCCTGCAAACCTATGACAAACAGCTTGCCGCATATAAGGCGGCGCTCCAGGCGGGGTATGACGCACAGGCGAATTCGATAGCCGCACAGGCGGCAAAACTGAAGGATCAATACAACACGTCCCGCAACGACATATATACAAACTCCCGCCTGTCTGCAATCGGCAATAATGAGCGGCTTGCGGCTCGCGGGCTTGCCGGCAATCTCTATGACTATGCCCGCAGCGGGACTTCCGAGACCAGCAGGATAGCGCAGGATGTCGCCATGCGAAAGGCCCTTGCCCAGCAGAACAACGCGGAGATAAGCGCGAACAACGACCTCAGCCTTAAACTGCTCGAAGCGCAGAGGGAAGCTGACGCGAAGTACGCCGAATACGCCGCCAAGAATGAGGAAAGCAAAATACCTTACCTTATGGCCCTCGCGAACGCCGCCAACATGAGCAGCGGCGGAGGAGGTGGAGGAGGCGGAGGCTATTATGGAAGCGCTAAGAAGTCCAGCAAGAAATCAGGAAGGAAGAGCGGAAGCGGAAGCAATAAAACGTCTGCGACCACTAAAGGCAATAATATACCTGGCGATCAGAGCACCAGCCGCATTCTGGTAAACCCGAAAACCGGAAAGGAAACCAAAAACAGAATTTCTGGCATGGTCAAATAGGGGTAAAATCGCATGGCAAAGACTCAAGCAGAAGTAAGGGCGGCAAAGGACGCTAAATTAGGCATAAACAGAAATATCCAAACGACAAAAAACACAACGAAATATAACTCTGCACCGAGCAACATCGAGGAACAGCGCGACCGTAAAGACGAGGCACTTGGCATTACCCGGCGCGAGGGCAGCACCTGGAATACCGGCAAAACCTATACAAAACCTACAGCGCAGTCCCTGCTCGACCAGTATAACGCCAATGCAAAGAAGCGTATTGAAGAGGCACGTGCCTTAACAAAAAATGCGGAAAAAGCCTATAATGAGGGCCGCATATATCAAAAAAACTACGGCAAGCCCGGAAAAATAAACGAACTGAAAGAAACTCTCAACCAAGCCCGATTAAACGAACGGGACATACAAAACGAAATAGACATAGGCCGCTTTGTACAAACCGCTGCGGAGTATAAAGACGATAAAAGCAAGAAATCAAAGATTGACGCTGCCCGCGCTAAGCCCCTCCCGGTAAAGAAAAATAAAAGTATACGGGAAACCGGGATACAGATACCTGGCGGCGGCAACGAAGCGGGCATACGCGCAAAGAACGGCGGCCTTGCGTGGCAGTCTGATAGCTATAAGGCCATGACGGACGACGAGGCAGAGGTATACAACCGTCTCGCCAAGAACGGCAAGGAAAAGGAAGCGGAAGCCTTTCTGAAAGCGATAACCCCTACTCTGAACGCAAGGGTAACGCAGAGCCGCCTTGAATCGGCACAGAAAACGGCGCAGGACGGCATAATGGGCGGTGTGGGTGCATCTATCGCATCGTCCCTCCTAAAGCCTGTGACGGCCGCACAGGGCGGAATACAGACGGTATACAACTTCCTGACAGGCAAACCCATAGACACGAACGCCCCCGAATATTATGCCTCCAACCTCGCCAATACCTTGCGCAGTTCCGTAGCCGAAAAGATCGAGAACGGTGTGTACGAATCCACAAAGGGCGATTACACATACGACAGAACCGGCAACCGCCGCATGACCACCGAGGGCGAAGCAAAGAACAACGGCAAGATTGCTTCATTTCTCTACCAGACCGGCATGAGCATGGCGGACATGCTGACCATGACTCCCTTTGGGCCTGTCGGTATGCAGGTAATGATGTCCTCCAACGCCGGCGTAGACACCATGATAGACGCGAAGAACAACGGCGCGACAGATGATCAGGCCATGGCGCTTGGCATTGTATCCGGCGCAGCGGAGGCACTCTTTGAAAAGTTCTCCATAGAAAACCTGTTTCACGGCGGCGTATCTAAAAGTACTATCCTCGCGGCTCTCAAACAGGGCGGCATAGAAGCGTCCGAGGAAATGGCTACCGAGATAACTAATATCCTTGCCAATGAGGCCATTATGGGCAACCAGTCTGACTTCAAGAAGGCCGTGGCTGAGTATAAAGAAATGGGCCTCGATGATAAGGACGCTAAGACAAAGGCGCTTGAGGAAAAACTGCTCCAGGTGCTTGAAGCGGGCGCAGGCGGATTCCTGAGCGGCTTTGGCATGGGCGCGGCGGCGGATATAATGAACACACGGACCGCAGGACACAGCGTCATAGACCAGGCTACGGAAACCTATATCAATCAGGGACAAACCCCGGAGCAGGCGCGGCAGAGCGCCATAGACTACCTGAAGGGTGAGCTACGCGCCGTCGGTGCGCTTGCGGATGAAAACTCCGTCGCGTATAAGCTGTCGCAGAAGAAAGGCGATATGTCAACCGGCGATGTCGGCAGGGCCTATATTGCAAATACGGAACAGGCTGAGAATATCGTAACGAACAGGCTTGCAAACACGGCGGACACGGGGTACAATATAAACAGAGGTGATATAAATGGAGCAGAAAACGGGAATCAAGCTCAAGCCGGAGGAAATGCCGGAGTATCAGGACAAGCTATCACAGAGCCTGATTCGAGGATGGCGCAAACAGTTTCCGGAATGGACGGACGAGCGGATTATAGAGGAATTGGAAGCCCTGTAAAGGATATCATCCGGCAGCAGGGCGCGACCCCTGTTGATTTAAGGACGGCATCAGACCCGTCCTCTTTTTATGCCGCAATATCCGAGGCAAAGCAAGGTAATCCGCATGGCGCGTTCGTAACGGCGCACGATGTTTCGGAGTATGGCGATATGAAGATGTTCCTGGGCGATGATAACGGTGTCGGCGTAGCGGTGACAAAAGACGGCGACATTGTATCTGTATTCAAAAATCCCAATATATCAAAGTCGCGCAAGGCGGTATCCTCCATATTACTTACCGCCATCGACAACGGCGGTGTAAAGCTGGATAACTATAATGGTGGTCTTTCACAAATGTACCTTAACCACGGCTTTATCCCCGTGGCGCGAACCGCATTTGTAGATGAGTACGCCCCGCCCGACTGGAACTATGAGAGGGACGGGAGACCTGATATCATCTTCTGGGCGCATAACGGAGACAACGCCGACCTTACCGCCCGGAACATAGGCACACAGGAAATGCCCGACCTTACCGCTCTCCCCCTTATGGAGTATGACGAGGCGGCGAAATACCGCGATAGCCTCATTCCGTCCAAACGCCTTGAGCGGCTCGAACAGCGGCTTAATGAGCAGCCCATGGTCCTTTCCCGTGAAGGCATAGACATTCAGAACCAGATAAACGAGATCAAAGCGCAGCAACAGACCGTTGCCGATATTGCCAACGATACATCGAGGACACGGCAACAGGCAGACCTATCCGAGAAGGAACTTGACTTTGCGAAGAAGTTGAGCCAGGCGGCGCAAAACCTCGGCGTGGTCAATTCCGAAACAAAGGCGCTGGGCAAGGAGTTCTTCTCACATTCTGAGGAGATGCCCTCGCTACAGTCTATCCAGAACAAAAGCGTTGAGGATTTGACCAGCGAGGATTATGTAACCATCGTCAAGAATCTTGTCGGCGGCGGTAAACAGCGGCTTTATACCAAGGAGACTTCCAGAGTATTTGACACCGTTGCGGGCGGAAATAAGGAACTGCGCAATACCCTGTACAACATATTCGAAAAGCCCTTCAACGAGGCAGGCGGGCATTACGGCAAGTCCCTCACCTCCTCCGTGGAATCCTATAAGGAGATCATGCGCAAGTACGGCATCAAGCCCAAAAGCAATGAGGACGTGGCGGCGCAGTGGTACGGCGAAGGGCAGCGGCAGGGGCCGGACGGCGTAATGTCCGAGTATACCCAGGAAGACCTTCAGCGGGATTTCCCCGATACATGGGAAAAGATCAAGGGCTTTGCCGAAGCCAACAGGCAGATATACGAAAAGTACCTTGACCGTATCAACTCCATGATGGAGACGATATACCCCAACGTTTTGGAGAACGCCCAGGAAGAATACCAGAACCTGGTATCGAAGCTCGATGTAGCCAAGAGCAAAACCGACGCCATGGCCCGCGCCATAGCCGAAAAGGAACGGGTGACGCGGCAGCTTCAGGATATGCGCGACAGCAAGCAGCGGCGCGACACTAAAGCGTTCGCGAATATCGAGGGCAGGATAGCCACTGAACAGGCGCGAATAGACAGCATGAAGAAAGAGCTTGCCGAGCTTGAGAAAAGGCAGCGCATACATGAAATGGACGCGCAAGCGCAAAAGACGGCGATAGACACCGGGGCGATATACGAGGGCAAACGGATACTTCCCCGCAAGGACTATTTCCACCACGCCCAGGAGATGCTCAGCGACTATACCGTGCTCGACTTCCTCAAGCCCAAGAACGTAAATGAGGACATATCCCCCGCCCTCGCCGGCATATCCGACCAGACAAAGCCAAAATCCCGCTGGTGGGGCGCCATGTTCCACAGAGGGAACGGTGCATACTTTGCCAGCGCATCCAACGCCATGGCAAGCTATATAGGCATGGCTGAGTACAAGCTGGCGTATGACCCCCTTACGAATTATTTCCGCAAGATGGAAGGCGCCATGCGCACAAGCGCTGATACCGTAAACGCGAAGAATGCCTCTGGCTTTATCGAGTGGACTAAGGACTGGACGGACGGCATAGCCGGAAAGAGTGACCATGTTATAGACCGCGGCGTACAAAAGGCGATAGGCCGCCAGATGCTCAACAGCATAAACAATGTAAACAAGCGCGTCCGTGCGAACAAGGTCATGGGTAATATCCGCACAATGGTTGTGCAGGGATCAAACCTCGCCAACGCTACGGGATACATACCCAGCGCCAAGGCATGGCAACAGGGCTTGCAGGCCTTTGCGGACTATCATTTCAACCCCGACAGCAATATGCGGCAGCTCCTGTCGCAATCTGAGTTCATGTCCCAAAGGTACGGCGCAAATGGCATGAACATACTGGAAGGCGACGGCAAAGGCGTAAAGTGGTTGGCCGCACAGGGCCTTGAGCTTTTGCAGCACTGGGGCGACGATCTGACATGGTTTTCCGCGTATTCACAGTTTAACAACAATCCGGATGCCGCCATGTCCGGCATGAAGCGCAGATATGAAAACGCCATAGATTACGCCGACGATATAACCCGCCGTTCCGTTGCCGGACGCGGCGTAGGAGAAGGCGCGCTTCTGAACAATTCAAAAGTAATCAACACGCTTGCGCCATTCCAGACCGAAGTGCTGAATCAGTGGAACGCCTTTTTTGAACACGCCAAAGATTTGAAAGCAAGCCCCGAAGCAAGAAAACGGGCGGCAAAGGGCCTTGCATCTCTCGAAGTATCAACGTACCTTTTCAACCTTATCACTGAAGCGTTAATCGGTGATAAGATACTCGGCTTTGACTTCATCAACGCAATCGTAGAAGCGATAAAGAATTACCGGGACGACGATGACGAGGACAAGAACGCCCTCGACCTTGCAAAAGGCATAGCGCAGTCCTCCCTCGGAACCATGGTAGACGCTGCGCCCATGGCCAACATCATTGCAAATCTGCTCGATAAAGAGACCAATGAAAAGATATTTGGCAAAGAGCATTCCCCGACCAGATACGGCGGCGGCAACATCGGCTTACAGGCGGCGGCGGACGGTATCCTCTGGGGGCTGGATACCGCCGAAAAGATCGTTGACGGCATAAGCGACAAAACCCCCGCCGAAGATGTGATAAAGAGCCTCGATTGGGAGGGCGGCCTTGAAACCGCCGGCAATTTCGTAACGCCGTGGGGCGGCACACAGCTCGCGAGGACTGTCAAGGGCCTTGATACCTTCTTCAGGGGCGGCAAATACGACAAGAAGGGCAATCTGCAATACGCCGTGGCGAAAACCCCGTTCAACTTCCTTCGCGCCGCTACTCTCGGCCGCAGCATGCTGCCGGAGCAACGGGAGTGGGTAGCCAAGGGATTCCCCACGCTTACCCCGGAGCAGACCAAAGCGTATGGCGAATTTAAAAAGGCGGGCGGCAACATAACCGCGTTTACGGACTTCAAGGCCAAGTATGATGAGCTCAAAAACAGCATCGGAGCGGACAACAGAGAGATAAGCAAGCTCGCCGACGAGATAGAAGCGGCCAACCCCATGCTGTCAGAGGCTCAGGCTAAAGAGCGGGCGCAGAACCAGCTCGGCAAGAAATACCGCAACGCCGATAACGAATACCTTACCCTTGTTGCCGACAGCGACATGACGGACGAGCAGAAGCTTGCCGCCATGATGGCAATAGGAATGTCCGATGATGACATAAACAAGGTCAAGGGGCTTGTGAAAAACGGCGTTACTGTTGGCGAATACTTGAAGTACCAGAACCTTTACAGTTCTCGCGGGTCTACAAAAACCGAGGACAAAAACGCCCTGGTATCCGCGCTCATGGCCGATAAGACGCTCTCCGAGAATGACAAGACCATGCTTGCCAACAGGATAATTGATGGCGACTGGGTGGTGGACTTCAGCAGCCAGGCGGCAAACGACATACTTACCCAGCACGGCAAGAGCAGTTATAACAAGTACCAGAAGGCCAAGACGGAAGCCGGGATATCCGCTGAAACGTATCTCAGCTACGCAAATAAGAGCGATAACTTCATAAGCGACTACGACCAGTACGGCACGAGCATAAGCTACAGCAAAAAGGCTAAAGTAGTCGATTACCTCGAAAAAATCGATGCAAGCGAGGAACAGAAAGAATATATGTTCCATGAACTGTTTGGCTATACTTCGAGCTATCAGGCCCGCTTTAAGAAGCTTAAAGAAATCGACGGCGTCTGGTGCTACGAGCACAACGGCGAATGGATAAGGCCTACTTACTAAAGGAGGGACGCATGGCAATACAGGACAACAAAATAACCACGTGGACAAACCCCATCGTCAACGAAGCGGACCGCCCCCGGTCCGCTGCTGACATGAAATCGGTGTTCGACAGCAACAGTAACCAGCTCAAGAAAGCACTCAACGGCCTCATAGACGCGCTCACTCAATCCGGCGGCGGCGACATAGGGGCAAGCGTTGAGGGCATGGCCGGAAACAACGTGCAGGCCCTTATCGCTGAACTGAAGGGCTTGATAGACGCGATAGAGGAATACACGGACAGCCTTAAAACGCCCAGCGGCGCCGCCAACGTGGGCGCAGAGGTGAGCGGCATAACCGGCGACAACATAGCCGCCGTCCTCACCGCGCTGAAAACCCTCTGCGACAGGGTAGATACCACCGGCGACGGAGACCTGTTTTTAAAGAACGACGGCACTTATGGCCTGCCCACCGTGGGCAGCGCTGCAAACGGCCTTCCCATAGGCGGCAAGGCGGGGCAGTTCCTGAAGAAGGCCAGCTCCGTCAATTTTGCGGGATACTGGGGCGGCATTGTAGACGAGGCCCTTTCCGGCCTGCTGAAAGCCTCCAATGGTGAGTTGGCGGCGGCGGAGGCAGGTGTTGACTACCAGACCCCCCTCGTTTCCGGGACGGACTATCAGCCCCCCATAGCTTCCGGCACTTACGCCACCCCGGACGATGTTTCCGGGGCCGTGTCGAGGCATAACGGCGCAGGCAACGCACATTCCGCGCTGTTCAGCAAAAAGCAGACCGCGCCCGCCCTCGCTTCCTCCCTCCCCGCCAGCGGCGCGGCGCTGACGGCAAACACTATATATAACGTATCCTCTCCTGTGGGTACATACGTGTTTACCCCGCCCGCATCCGGCTGGGCGCACGGCACATTCAGCACGGCGGCCTCGGTTGCGGTGTCGTTTGTGAGCGGGGCGAACTATTTAGGCGAGGCCCCGGCAATAGAGGCAAGCAAGACCTACGAATTTGACGTATACAATGGCGTGTGGGCAGTACAGGAGGTTGTGAGCGCATGATAGCTATGCTGCGAAGGAGGCTGATGGGCGGAAAAAAGCCAAAGGAATACACATTGACCGTGAAGTGGAATTCCGACCCTGTTAACTGGTTCAAAGTGATATGCGATGGTATACAATATGGTTATAGAGACGGAAATAAAACAATCAAAATCACAGAAGGATCAACGTTATCTATATCTGCTAACCCGGTGAGTCACATACATTATATTTACTTTAATAATCAGCTTGTTAAGATGTATGATGCAGATGATGTCAAATCCTACACTTGGTATTTCCCTTATGCTATTACGGGAGATATTACCTTCACCTTTAGGATGGAATTCAGCACCCGGTACAGCTACATAAATTGGAAAATGTGAAAGGAATAAGTGCACTATGCGTAAAATAATTCTATCGGGGGGGGCAGCCTCCGTAAAATAAAAAGCGCCTATGCGCTATGATACCATTGCAGTTTGCCTTACGGCGCAGAATGATGGCAAAGAGCAAACCTAAAACATTTACAGTTACGTTGACTGGGCAACATACTACCAGTATACGCGCCAATAATGCAATAAGATATAATGGCGCAGTTTATACCGGAGGAAGTTTTATTGTAGGCGCAAATGAGGTCATAGGTGTTGATTATAGTACCACTGAAAGAGGTCGGCCTACTGGCGGTGGTCTCGTAACAGTAGATGGTGCTGTTAAGGTTCCTGCTGGGGGAATAAAATACGGAACATACAATTATACTGTAACGTCAGATATTACCATTCGTGGTGAATATCATTTAAGTTATGACGATTTCGACTTTGGTGCGAACTATATTACTACTCTATAAAGGAGCAATACAATGCTAAACACAAACTATGCCAAGCTGGCGGGGGAGTACCCCGAATATTTACGCCTGCCGATTGAGTTGCAATCGCCGCTTATAATCAACGGTGTGACGCACCCCGCAGGGGCGCACCTCTCCACCAATGACGATGCGGCAATAAAGGAGCTGGGCTATAAGCCCGTGACCCGTTCCCCCATGCCCTCAAAGGAGGGCTTTTATTATACCGAGAGCTGGACGGAAACCGACACGGCTATAGTGCAAGAATGGGAAGAACACGAACAGCCCCCGGCTATCGACTATACCGAAGTCCTCGATATTATGACAGGAGAAAAAGCATGATAGTACGCACGGCAGAAGAAGCAAGAGTATGGCGGGCGCAACTTGAGAAGGCACTGCCCGCCGTACCTGATAAGGACGCAAGCGGTTGCGTAGACCTCTATCCAACCTTAAAACAGAGCGGCAGTCTCATAAAAGCCGGAACTCGTATCAACTGGAACGGCTGGCTCAAACAGGCCACCGTAGACCTATGGGATACCGAGGCCAACGACCCCAACCACGCGCCTAACCTGTGGGTGAAGATAAACTATAAGGATGGTGTTCGGGTTATCCCTGACGTAATCTCAGCAGCCGAGGCATTTGCACTTGATGAGCTTGGCTGGTGGAACGGTGCGATATACAAGAGCCTCATAGCCGCCAACGTCTACACCCCAGACGCATACCCGCAGGGATGGGAACTTCAGGAATAAGGAGCCGCACGGCTCTTTTTTCATAATCAAAAAACAAAGAAAGGAAAAAACAAAATGGACTACACACTCAAGGCTCGTGAAATCGTGAGGGATTATGTAAACGAGCACCTCGACAAGACGGACGGCATAGCAATCAACATGACTGATACCTATGTTGTTTGGCAATGCAAGACCCTCCAGAATTGGAAGGCACTTGTATCCACCACACTCCCCGATGGTATGTATTACGAGATTACCTACAACGGCGACAAAAACGAAGTGTACCTCGATGCATATAAGAAATTCGAGAACCGCTGCATAAAACTCTAAAAAGAAAGGAAAACATCATGGAACTTAAAGACACCATCGAACTTATGAACAGCACCGACTATAAGGAGCGCTTTAGAGCTGAATACTATCAGACAAAAATCCGCTATGACAAGCTCGACAAAATGTGTTGTCTCTATGAGGCAGAGAAACTGAACTTCACGCCAAACTGTTCTCTCGAACTGCTTACCGAACAGAAACGGCATATGGGGAATTACCTCCATTACCTGAAGGTTCGCGCGGCGATCGAAGAAATAGAACTTTAAAGAAAGGAAAACTACCATGAAAAAACTCACTTGTATCCTCGCGGTAATGCTCATGCTGTGCCTTTGCACCGTAGCCTACGCCGCAGACCCCGTAACTCTGGATATAACCGCGCTGGACTACCAGACCGGCAAGGCGGTATCCAAAACCTACGTCAACAACGAGCTGTTTTTGCTCAAGGTTGACCTGGGCATACCCCGGTTTTACGACCTGACCGACATGGAGCTTATAATCGAACTGGACGGTGTAAAGCTGGACGAGAACAACTTGCAGCTTGCGGACGGCACTTACAACATTACTGGCATAGTCATAGACCAGCCCGCCGCCCTCCGCGTCACTATCAAGGACATGGCATACGAAAACGCCACCACAGCCGAAGAACTCTACAACGCCATGCAGAAAAACAGGACTGTAAGCAAGACTTATTATTTTAACGCCGCACAGCCCGCTGAACAGCCCATTGCAAAAAATCCCGTGGTGATACCCAAGACCGGCGGCGCCTCCGTCCTCGCATATGCGGTATCCATAGCCCTGATAGGGTTCGGCCTCGCGGTGGCAGGTAAACGCAGATGAACAGAATAGACGGTTTTATCGCCTACCTGGAATCCCACGTAGGCGATATGTATGTATGGGGAGCGCAGGGACAGCAGGTTGACAGCATGAGCGACCCCTACGCATGGATAGAACGGCGCGAAACCAGCGACACGAATTACAACCGCGCTGTGAAATTCATGGAGAAGGCCGAAAAACGGCCTCTCTATGCGTTCGACTGTTCTGGCCTCATCGTACACTACATCAGCGACATAAAGCACTGGATGAAGGGCGACACCAACGCCCAGGGGCTTTACCGTATGTGCGGCGAAAACAGGGGCTACGCCGGGAAAACCCCCATGTGTGCGGGCGACCTCGTATTCAAGTACAGCGAAAGCAGCAAGAAAATGGTTCACGTCGGCGTATACGTCGGCGACGGCTACACCATAGAGGCGAAAGGCCGCGACGATGGCGTATGCAAGCGCAAACTGTCCGATGGCAGCTGGACGCACTGGGGGCGGCTTGCCCTGCTCCAGCAGGAGGAAGAAAAGGAGGAGGCAAAGGCGCGGAAGATCATAACCCTGACGAGCCCCATGATGCGGGGCGACGATATCAAGGCATTGCAGACCGCCCTTAACTCCCTGGGCTATGACGCGGGGGACGCGGACGGCATAGCGGGCAAAAACACCATTGCGGCCATACAGCGGTTTGCACAGGCACACAGTATGACACCGACAGAACTGCCGGGCATATTACAGGCTACCGTATCCGTGGACGGCAAAATCTATGTAGGCACACTAAAAAAATAAGGAGGAGCACCCATGACCAAGGAATGGATATGGGCAATCGTAACGGGACTGAGCGGCATTTTGCTGGGCTGGATTGCCCACATAAAGACCGCAAGGAAAGACGCGGTTGATGCGGCTACACACGACACCGCCATTGACACCGCGCTTAAATCGGACGTGGACTACATCAAGCGCGGCGTGGACGATATTAAACTCGATATGCGGGCGCAGGCCAGCAAGGTCGAGGGCATAGACCGCCGCGTGACGCGGGTGGAAGAAAGCACGAAAAGCGCCCATCACCGGCTGGACAGGCTTGAAGCACACAACAACTAAAGGAGGAAAAGAAAATGAAACTCTCAAACAAGGCATACGACATTCTCAAGGCAATCGCCCTGATCTGGCTTCCCGCCATAGGCACTCTCTATTTCGCCCTTGCGGGTATCTGGAACCTCCCCTATCCTGAGGAGATAGTCGGCACTATCACTGCCGTTGATACGTTCCTCGGCGCGGTGCTGGGCATATCCTCGGCAAACTACAACAAACAGTAGCCCCCGGACGGGATTCCCTTTCAATAGCCCCCGGCAAACGTCGGGGGCAAATCTTGTATAAAGGAGGTGTAGGCTTTTGGAGAAGCGGCCTCTTATTATATGGACAAGACCCTGCTCAATTCCCGCCCCCGGTCAGAGTGGGAAGCACTCATACACGAATGGATACATAACGAAAAAGACCGCTGGCTGATAACCCGCCGCCTTTTAGACGGGATACCATACGACGCTCTGACGGGCGAGTACCAGCTTAAATTTGAAATACCCCTTGAATATGACCAGATACGCAGGCGGTGCAAGGCCGCCGAAAAACAACTGAAAACGCACTGTAAATAGCCGATAAATAGCCGATGGGAGCAATCCTGTCGGCTCTTTTTTTATGCCAAAATTCAGGTAGAAGGGAGCGTGAAACAGTGTATCCATACCAACCTTATTTTAACCAGCAAACCCAATATCAGCGAACCGAAGTAGTCAAAGTGAACGGCGAGGGCGGCGCAAAGGCATATCAAATGCCCCCTAATAGCTCCGCTCTTCTATTAGACGAAACGGCCCCCATAGTGTGGCTTAAAACAACGGATGGGGCGGGGTTCCCCTCTCTCTCGCCTTACAGCATAACCCCGTATAAACCCGCTCCGCCTGTCGATGTGAACGGCCTTGAACAGAGAATAGCCAGATTGGAGGAAATGATAAATGCTAAACCCGATACTACAAATGCTAAGCGGAGGAAGTCCGAGGAAACTCAACCCACAAATGATAGCGCAGGCTAAACAGATGATGTCCGTTCCCGGACAAATACAGAAGATAAAGCAGATGATAGGCAACGGCGACCCTAAACAGATGTTTTATGCGGCCTGCAAGCAATACGGGATAGACCCCGAAGACATTCTTTCTGAATTAAGATAGACCATTACCCGAAGCGCGCACGGGATTGGAATATAAATCGAAAGGAACTTTAGAACTATGGATAATATGCCCTCTCTCGCGGATATAGCCGCGGTAACTGATGGCAAGACTGACGGCTTCAACGGAGGCTTCTGGATATTCGCCCTTATCATACTTTTTGCTATGATGGGCGGCGGCTTTGGCGGCTGGAACCGCCAGGGCGAATTTGGACAGTATGCCACCGCTGCGTCTCAGCAGGAGATTCTCTTCGGTCAGCACTTCGGCCAGATCAATGACCGCCTGACTAACATCGGCAACGGTATATGTGATTCCACCTTCGCGCTGAACAACGCTATCACCACCGAAGGCCGGAACCTGTCCAGCCAGTTCGCAAACTGCTGCTGTGAACAGAGGCTCGGTATAGCCAACCTCTCAGCACAGATGAACCAGAACACCTGCGACATAACCACCGCTATCCACGCCGAGGCCGAGGCCACCCGCTCACTGATACAGGCGAACGAAATGCAGGCTCTCAGGGACAAAGTGTCCAGCCTTGAGATGGATAACCGCATGTACGGAGTAGTCCGCTATCCCAACGGTTACACCTACAACGCGGGGAACTCTCCCTTCTGCGGTAATAATTGCGGCTGCTGCTGCTAATTCCGGCTATGCCGTGATATATCGGGGCGGCGTATGCTGCCCCTTGATTTTTGAAAGGAGCATAAAAAATGGCTTGTAAAAATGTATGTAAACTCTGCCCCAACCTTATAATCTCCCAGTCCGTTACTTTCACGGCGGGAACCGGGCTGATAATCAACCTCCCGGCAGGCAACTATAACGATAATCAGAAATACTGCATCGTGGTAGCTCAGTCTATCCCGGCGGCTACCACTATAACCGCGCCCGTGTTTGTCACCATAGGCGCCGGCACGGAACAGTACCCGCTGATAGATAGCTGCTGCGCCCAGGTCACAGCCTGCGCTATACGCACCCGCACCAGGTATGCTACCATCGTCAAAACCAACGCCACGGGCGGCAGTTTTAAAATGCTTGGCAAAACCGCTTGCACTCAGGGGCTTGCCAGCATTGACGGAGGCGCAGAGTAATGAGCTTTAAGGAGATCATACGCCTGATATCCGAAAGGCACACCGATATGACGGAAGTGACCGATGCGCTCTCTGATATGATGCACACGGTAAAGGACCGTCTGCCGGAGGTATACAAAGAAACAATGTATTGCCTCGAAGAGATAGCATATCGGATAACTCCTGAAGAGGCGCGGCAGATAGTCAAGGGTATGCGCCCATACGGTCAAAAATGGGACTATGATACCATCAAGGCGTTTCTGGCGACGAAGGGCATAACGGCGGTATGCAAATACTATCTGTGCATGAATATGTACTACAACGACAGCCATGATACCGCCGAAATGGTAGGCAGGGGAGAAGACCCGGAGTTTTATTTCAGCCTTGCAAAAGATTTCATTAACGATATAGACGGTAAGGATTTCAAGGTTGAAAAATATTTTACTGCGTAACTGGCAACCTTCCGGCAACTTTCTGGCAACCTTTTATTTCAAGCCCTAAAACGAGCGTAAACGAAAAATATAGATAAACAGCCGCTTTTTACGGACGAGAAACTGCAAGGAACTGAATAAAAAACGGGTAGCCGCCGGATACCAAACATCAAAAACGCCTGTGTTGCACGGGCGTTTTTCTTAGGTATTTAGGGCTTTTTTGATTGCTTGTGCTCATTTTGAGGTTTCGCTTTGGCAACTTTCTGGCAACCTTTTTTTGAAAGCGTCCATAACTGCGCCCGCACTTGCGTCCTCTTTTTCCTTTGAAAGGTGTGAATAAATTTCAAGCGTCACCTTTACGTTGGCGTGGCCGAGGAATTTCTGCGCGGAAAGCACGTCAACGCCGGCATTATAGAGTATGGAGGCGTAATTATGCCGGAAGTAGTGCGGCGTGAGGATAGAGGCGCCGTCCTCTCTCGTTTCTATGTCGGGCCCCAACTCTGCCATGCGCTCCATCAGCGAACGCCATAGCCTATTTGAAGATGAATTGCGATAGTATGTGCCATCGGGGGCGGGGAATACAAACGCCTGCGGGAATCCCCGCACGAGCATTTCTGCCAGCTCGTCCGGCAGGGGTATATCCCGTATGCTCTCCTTCGTCTTGGGCGGGGTTATCATGCCCTTCCTTAAATTGACCTGCTGCCGGACGTGTATGACATTCTTCCTGAAATCTACACATTCCCATTGTAGGCCGAGGGCTTCGCCAAGCCTCATTCCGGTATAGTATAGCAATGCCACCAGCAGGCCGTTTTCCTCCTGCATTAGCTTCTTTGCCGCCACTTCCTCCGCTTCCGTCAGCGCCCGGCGGCTTGACTTTTCTTTCGTGGGCTTGACCAGCCCAACGGTCACGTCCCGCTGGATTATCCCCTCGGAGTATGCCCGCTTAAAAACGGATTCTAACACATGATGTACATTTTCGATTATGGTTACGCACGTATCGCCCTTGGAGTTAAGCAACTCCTGCAAATCCATAGTGGATATTGCGGTGAGCCGCTTATCCCCCAGCACCGGCAATATGTGCTTGTTGAGTGCCGTCTTATATCCGCTCTGCGCCGATTCCTTTATATTCGGCTTTTTGTAGACATTATACCACTGTATGGCGTATGGGCCGAAAAGCGCGTCCTTCTGTGCGGTGCGCCCGGTGATGAACTCTTGTTTGACCGCCTCCTTCGCGGCCTCCAGCTCCTTCTTTGTGCGCCCGGATACATATTTTATCACGCTGCCGCCGTTCATATCCTTGCCGACGGTTACTTTAGCCCTATACCTCCCGTCGCTTTGCCTTGCCATTTACAAAAACCTCCCGTTATGCTAAAATCGGAGGCGGAGAAGCACCCACCTCTGATCCCCCTTGCGCTGCGCCAACAGCCGGGGGGATTTTTATAACTCGAAATCGTTCTCATATTCTTCGGCTTCCCAGCCATCATCGTATCCGTGATGATAACCTTTTACATAACCCTCGTCGTAAAAGCTGCGCTTGGCTTCCTCATATCCTTCCTCATAGCCTATATCATAACCTTCGTTGTAACCTTCGCTGTGTCCTTCGCTGCGCCCCTTTTGCTCGATACTGTAACCCCACTCATTCTTTGCTGCTTCATATCCCTCCTGATACGCCGCGTTATACAATGCGGCTTCTTCTTCAGTTGTAATATCCGAACAACCTACCAATAAAAGAGCAAACGCCACCAATAATACTACACGCTTCATAATTTCACTCCCCCTACACTATTTAATCAGTCCCGTTATCCACCCTTTATCGAGGTGCATCATATCATATACCAGCATCCCTATGACCGCCGCCATAACAATAAAAGTAAATACTGCTATTATCATTATCGTGCGTTCCAGCTTCTTTATCTTCCGTTCCCTGTACTCTAACCCTCTTTCGTATAGCTGCGTCAATCCTTCCGGCTCACACACCCTATCCTCGTCCAGATCGTTCAGGCTCCCGCCCATGGCCTTTACCAGCTTGCAGACCGTATCAAACCCCGGATTTTCCGTTAAGCCCCGAAGCACACGGTTTACCGTGGCAACGGGCACACTGCTTTTGTCCGCTATCTGCTGCGCCGTCATATTACTTGCGTCCTTCATGGCGCGTAAATGTTCATATAACAACAAAAAGTATCACCTTCTTCATTTATGTGTGGCGAAAAAACAAGAATGTTAGCGAATCACCTATTATGAGTATTTGATTTGAGCGGCAAAGTTGCTATTATCAATTCAGGACGGTTCACAAGATGCTTCTCCACCGTCTTAGGCGGAGGTGAGCGGCTCCCGCTCCCTCTGCCGGTTAAAGGCGAAACCGAGGCACGATTTGTGCAACATTGTTGAGCGCAGTCCCCCTTATGGTACTCTCATACAAATTCCCCCTTTCTTTTTGAATCTAACGTGTTATTATCAAAACAGAACAAATGTTTGGAGGTAGAACAAATGGAAATCACCCGCGATACGTTATCTGGAATGTCTTTAGAACAATTACGTCTTATTGCTGACTTTGTAGAAGCAGCTTTAGATAGTCAAGAAGCCGAGTTTTGTTCTCAGGAGATAATTGTTTGATACCATTCAGAATGTAATCAACCAAGGCATCTTTCTCGGCCTTTTCGCTGTCTTCGTGTTCGTCATAATACTCTCCTGTTATAAGTACTGAAGGCTTTAACTGCAAAACACGAGCAAGGTTAAAAATACGATCCCTGCGCATATTCTCAATCTCCCCGGCTTCCCATCGTGAAACCGTGGCCTCCGAGACACCAACGGCGCGTGCAACTTCTACTTGTGTAAGCCCTAAATCGATTCTCCTATTTTTTATAATATTTGCAATATCCATGACAGTCCCCCCTTGTTCAAAACAATAATATCATGCACTTTACTTTTATGCAAGGCTGAAAAGAAAAAATAACATATAAAATTGCGTAAACGTATTGACAGGACAAAACGAAAGGGGTAAAATGAACTTACGAAAACGCAAGAAGGGAGGGAGCCCGATGTTCAACAAAAGATTGTTTAGAGCAAAGGTCATTGAAAAGGGATTCACCCTGACGCAAATAGCGGCTAAAATTGGGATTTCGGAAGCTACGCTGTCGCGAAAAGTGACCGGCATAAGCGATTTCACACGGAAGGAAATATATGCCATTGTTCGCATTTTGGCGCTTGAGCGCGACGATGTGGATAGAATTTTTTTTGCCGATGAATCTGCGTAAACGCAAGTCAACGAACGGACGGCATAGACGGTGAGCGGCACCATTGCAAACTAACGCCTTTTGCGCTTGTTGGCGTCTTTGATGAATGCAGAACATATAGGCGCAATCACCACGAATAAAATGGCGGCAGCCTCTACACCTTCCTTGAAGGCTTTCCATGCTTTCTTTAACCAGGGCTCTTCTGCGGCAGGCTCTGTTATATCGCTCGTGTCGTAATAAGAGTAATAAGGTGTCGGTGCCGGCGTTATTTTAACGGTTGGTTTTGGAGTAGGCTGAACGGTTACGGACGGCATCGAACGTGAGGACGACGAGCTGCTTTCCGAGGGAGCATCATCATAAGGGCAAATCCCATCAGGATGATAATGCGCTCTATGACCGTGGTGATAGTGGTAATCACCGTTTGAGCGATCATAATGACCGCCGTTTGCGTCTGTACGACCTGAATGTGAAAAAACAGGGGAGAAGGAAATAAGAAGAAGGAACACCAATAAAAAAGCGGAGAAACGTTTCAACAAAATCACTCCCTTTGACAGTGAACTAACGACAGCATAGCACAGACAATGCGGAGATGCAATAAATGAACGAGACATAGGAGGACAGCGGCATGATGAACCTTGAACAACTGGAAGCAACAGAAAGGAAAGTGGCGGCCATATTAGCGGAATCCGGCGCCACTCTCCCCGAAGTGGAGTGCATCTTAGCACATTGCAAATGTTACCTTACTGCCTCGTATTACGAGATTCCAGAACATCAGCAATCCGATTAAGAAAGGAAACCGCCATGGATAACTTTGACAAGCTCCTGCGGGACATGATAACCGCCGCCGTGGACGAGCGTATAAACAGCGTCGAGGCGCTGGAGGAGCGCATGGTGAAGATGCACGGCGAGTATGTCACCACCAAGCGGGCATCCGAGATCATCAACGTAGACCCCGGCACCATACGCGCCATGTGCAGGGATGGGCGCCTCATGGCGACCGCCGGCCACGCCCCCCTCATACTGGTGCGGAGCATGGCCTCCATGGTAGAGGATAAGACGGCGGATCAGCCCAGGGTAAAGGCTACCCGCCGCCATAAGTACGACGATTGTAAATACAAAGTGCAGTAGCTCCCCGCACGAAAGGGGAGAGCAGAGGGCGGCATCTTGGGCCGGTGTCCGATGGGCAGAGTTTAAAATCTCCTTTTTGATATACACAGACCACCTGATATGTCCGACAAAACGCTGCTTCTGCTCACCGCCCTCTGCTGTCTCCTTTCGCCGGAGGTGATGCGAATGACATAACAATTCCACAACAGCACGTTAGCAACTCGACCGGGCGAGTATAAACAGGATTCAGGCCCGGTGCGTCTCCTGCGGACGGGTTTGCCGATAGCCCGCGCCGCCGGAGGGTATCAGATCATAAGGAGGACACAAAAATGAAATTAGGAGAAATGACATTCGGGGCAAACATCAAAATTCCCGAGCGACAAGAAGATGGCAGTTATAAGCTGGCTGACTACACCCTCGGCTGCCTCAATAATTTTGACGTAGGCACCGCAGGGCTTATCCGCAAAGATATTCATAGCTTTTGCCGGTTCGGCGGTAACGCAAAATACGCCGGATCAGACCTGGACGAACGCATGACGGAAATATACAACAGCTACCCCGACGAGCTTAAAGAACTGATTATCCCAAGCACGATCCCGCTATATAACGGCAGCGGTGCCGAGGATATAACCCGAAAAGTGTTTGCCCCGACATTGACCATGGTAGGCTTCGGCGACAACCACGAAGCAGAAGAAGGCTTAACATGGCCTATATTCACGGGAAGAAATAGCCGCGAAAAGACCTTTAACGGCTCGGCTAAT